CCAGCGAATAGAATACCTTCAATTATGGACTGCACAGCATTGCTGATTGGCCCAATGGCACGCTGCGGGATGCCTCCTGCACCGCTGCCTAATGTGTCATACTGCTCGCCTGCGCCTGTGTCGGAGTAGGCATTGCGCAAGAGTGGTCCTTTGTAGTAGAAGACGATCCGTCTCCAACTCCATGTACCTCCACCGCCAATGGTGATGTTAAGTTTTTCTTTGTATCCCCTGATGTAACACGTTGACGTATTGCGTACAGATCGCCAGTCTGAGAGACTCTGATTTCTTGCGGAAGCAATGAAGAGAGAAGCGAACCCCGTACCGACGAGGAGAGGACCAGTCGCTCCCGTGCCATCTGCGGCGACCACAACAGGTTGAAGACGATCAACCTTCTTCGTCGACGTGAGATTGAGAATTTTTCTGTTGGAGATACGCCTTCCGCGCCTTCTTCGAGAAGGATACGTTGACCGTCGTCGGCGTCCCAAACCTCTCTTTGACCGAGTCGGGCGCCTTCGCAACGTCGAGCGCCTTCTGTACCTCGCTGAGTACATCTAGAATTTGATCGACAGTGTCGATGATGGTGCGGAGTCCGTCAACGACTGTGATTGGTGGGGTAGAATTTTGTTGAGACATTTCGGAAAGTTGTTGCAGTCCGAGAGTCCGAAGTGGGGGGTTGGCGGTCCTTATATAACCGGGCCTGTGTCCCTGTGTCCCTGTGTCCTGTAGAGTATAATATTAAAACTCTACAGGGACACGCCTGCTTACTCAGCTTTTTTTCAATGCCCAACCCAGTCAGCTTCAAACTACGCTATGCCTTGCTCACCTATTCTCAGTGCGGAGAACTCGACCCTTTCGCGGTTGTCAACCATCTTGCGGGACTTCGAGCGGAGTGCATTATTGGACGAGAGAATCATCAAAATGAAGGCATTCACCTTCATGCTTTCGTCGATTTCGGACGGACCTTTAGATCCAGACGTGTCGACGTCTTCGATGTTGAGGGACGCCATCCGAATGTACGCCACATTGGTAAAACTCCGTGGCTGGCGTACGATTACGCAATCAAGGATGGAGATGTCGTGGCTGGTGGGGCGACTAGACCCGACGAGTCTGGAATACCGGTTTCAGCAGTTGGTGATGTCTGGCCTACAATCATGGGAGCAGCGTCTAGTGCTGAATTTTTTGAACTATGCGCACAGTTGGCTCCTCGAAGTCTCTGCACTAGTTTCAATTCACTACAAGCGTATGCAGGCTGGAAGTATAGAGTGGATCCTGAACCATATTCACACCCCGATGGATTCGAATGGGAAGAAAGTGCAGTGGCTGAACTCAATGAGTGGGCTGTACAAAACTTGGGTGGCAGCCAACGAGGTACGTGGTATTTTTAAAACAGAGCGGCTCCGCCGGGGGCCATCTTTTGTGGTGCTTGCTTTGGCCTGGGCCCAACCTCCCCCTTACCCTCAGGCCCTTCGGGACCTGGGGTGGGTCCCCCGGCCCAGAGCATGAACGTGGTGCTAACGATATACAGAGCGAAAACGAAGCTTGGTCTTGTACGGACCGACAAGACTTGGAAAGACACTATGGGCAAGATCGCTTGGACGACATGCTTATTTCGGGGGACTATTTAGCTTGGATGAGTCAGTAAAGGACGTCGCATATGCAGTATTCGACGACATGCAGGGTGGACTCGATTATTTTCATTCGTACAAATTTTGGCTCGGGTGCCAGTACCAATTCTACGCCACCGACAAATACAAGGGAAAGAAACTGGTTACGTGGGGGAGGCCTTCCATTTACTTGGCGAATTACGATCCTCGCCAAGACAAGGGTGCAGACGTAAATTGGTTGGAGGGGAATTGTGATTTCATTTACGTAGGGGAAAAACTATTCAAGTAACTATTTCTCATGCCAATAAAATGAAGCTTCTGGCCAGAACTTAAACGATGCTTCTCCTGTGGTTGCCGGGGTTTCCAACCTAACCAAATCATAAACGTAAAGGTCTCCACAACCGGCCTTAGAACTAACCGAGTACGGACTAGAAACCCTACTCTGGCCGGATTCGTCATCGTCATATACGATATTTTTGTTGACCGGATACCAATAGTTGGCGTTGTGCACGCGACCTGATTCGTTCGAAGGATTGAATGACTTGATTTTATCGGAATGCAATGTAACCCTGCTGGTATCCACTGAGGCGCGGAAGGAATCGTTCCAGTCTTGTGAACCAGAACCAGCGAATAGAATACCTTCAATTATGGACTGCACAGCATTGCTGATTGGCCCAATGGCACGCTGCGGGATGCCTCCTGCACCGCTGCCTAATGTGTCATACTGCTCGCCTGCGCCTGTGT